CTACGGCAGCAAGCCAGTAATGGGTTAAGTGATAACAGGTGTCTGGAAATATAGGGGCAAATCCAGCGTTCATCAGCCCCCGCATTGCCGACAGGATCACAGACGGGGGGCGCAACTGGTTGTCGTTCAACTGGCCCAGCTACCGTTCTTGTATCAGAGGTGTGGCTGCATGACAACACCAGTCTGGCGTAATGATGACCTGGAAGGCGCTGTCATTGGCGCATTCTTTCTGCGTGGGGCAGATCATGAAGTGATGGATATTCTGATCACACTACCGGCGGACATTTTTTCTGTACGAGCGTATCGGGATATCTACACAGGCATCTGCAGACAGGCCCGTGTTTCAGGAGTGATTGACCCCGTGCTGTTGTGTAATGAGATGCCGGAACTTGCCCCGGTGATTACTGATACCGGGCGTAAAACCTGGGTGAAGTCTTCACTGGAGCACTATGTTGCAGCGTTGCGGCGCAATGCCGCACTGCGCGATGCAGAAAAAACACTGAATGAGGCGCTGCAGAAATTACGTGATGCGCATACCTGTGAAGCAGCTGAAGATGCCCTGAAGGATGCGCAGAACATGATGGTCACACTGTCGACAGGAAAGGGCGTCATTCAGCCGGTACATATTGATGATGTGCTTCCGGAAGTGGTTGAGCGTGTTGAATGCCGGAATCAGGGGCTGGAGAAATCCAGGACGTTGATGACCGGTATTGATGAACTGGACGCAAAAACAGGCGGTATGGAGCCCGGAGACCTGGTATTCATTGCCGCCCGTCCTTCGATGGGGAAAACCGAACTTGCGCTGGACATCATCGACAAGGTGACTGAGCAGGGGCATGGTGTGCTTCTGTTCACCATGGAGATGGCGAACATCCAGATTGGTGAACGTATGGTGTCTGCGGCTGGAGGGATGCCAGTATCACGCCTGAAATCTGTGGCTCACTTTGAAGATGAAGACTGGGCGCGTTTCTCACAAGGGGTGGGGCGGATGACCGGGCGCAATATCTGGATGGTGGACCAGGCGAACCTGACCATTGATGAGATATGCGCAACAACGAAACACCATCTGATTAAACATCCGGAAACGGCGCTGGTGGTGGTTGATTATCTCGGGCTGATAAAAACCCGAACCACGGGGCGTCATGACCTTGCCGTGGGTGAAATCTCAAAGGGGCTTAAAGGCCTGGCAAAATCCGGTGGTTTTCCGTTGATTGCGCTGAGCCAGCTCTCCCGCGGTGTGGAGTCCAGACCCAATAAACGTCCCATGAACTCAGACCTGAAAAATTCCGGAGAAATAGAGGCGGATGCAGACATCATTCTGATGCTTTACAGGGATGAAGTGTACAACCCGGATACACAGGCTACAGGCATAGCAGAAATTAATATCACGAAACAACGTAACGGTTCTCTGGGGACGATTTACCGGCGTTTTTATAACGGACATTTTCTGCCTGTGGACCAGGAAAGCGCACAGGTTCTTTCCACCCCAATGCGGCAGCCCCAGCCGCGCAGATACAGCAATACACGTACCGACAGCAGTAAGATGGAGCGTTTCTTTTGAACAACCAGACAATGACTTTTACCTCTGAACAATTGCGTAAACACGCGCAGGAAATGTTGCGACAGGCGGAACAACTGGAAAAAACAGGTGTAACAAAAGATGCCATTCGTCGGGATATGGTGCCAGCGCTCAGGGAACTGATGCAGGCGAAACATCGCGCACAAAAAGCGGTGGATGAGCTCGTTGATTGTGTGGCAGAGCTGGAAACCAAAGTTGGAAAGTTTGAAAAAATGGTGCAGGAGGTGCTGCGCTGATGCGCCATGAGTTTATTTTACCTTATCCGCCGACGGTGAATACTTACTGGCGACGTCGTGGCAGCACATATTTTGTATCAAAAGTTGGTGAGCGTTATCGCCGTGATGTGACGCTAATTGTTCGCCAGCAGCGGCTGAAATTAAACCTGTCCGGAAGGCTGGCGATAAAGATTATTGCAGAGCCACCGGATAAGCGCCGTCGTGACCTGGACAATATCCTGAAAGCACCACTGGATGCGCTGACGCATGCCGGACTACTCATAGACGACGAGCAGTTTGATGAAATCAATATTGTGCGCGGTCAGCTCGTTCCTGGTGGGCGACTGGGCGTGAAGATTTATGAAATCACAGGTGATAACGATGGCGCGTGATATTCAGCAGGTTATGGAACGGTGGGGGGCTTGGGCTGCAAACACTCATGAAGATGTATCCTGGGCGTCGATCGCTGCTGGTTTTAAAGGGTTAATTCCGTCGAAAGTGAAATCACGCCCTCAGTGTTCTGATGATGATGCAATGATAATTTGTGGCTGTATGGCCCGGTTGAACAAGAAAAATCAGGATTTGCACGATTTGCTGGTGGATTATTACGTAGGTGGAATGACTTTTATGAGTCTGGCACGGAAACATGGGTGTTCGGATACCTGTATTGGCAAGCGCCTGCAGAAAGCGGAAGGGGTTATTGATGGCATGTTGATGATGCTTGATATCCGGCTGGAGATGGACAGATACGTAGAACGAATTATGTAGGTGCTTGACCAGACACATTGTCCGGGGCTATATTCCTCACGCGCCAGCAAAATCTGGCGTCGGGATTGGAACCCCGGATAGAGACCGCGACAGACACACGCCGCGAGCGTGTTTTTTATTGTCGTATGCACGCGCACATCTGAATTATGGTGGGGCGCATGGGGGAGCTGAAAAGCTCGCCGGTCGGTTTCCCGGTAGTTCCAACCCTGTGCGTCTCACCACCCGATGATTGGAACCTGACGGTGTTGACAGTTTCAGGTTTGCAGTTTACATTTCCCCGCGGTGCTCAAAACACCTCGAAAGCGGTATCCACACCCGATAGCCATGTGGTTTTTTTGTGTCCAGAATTCTTGGTTTATGACCGGGTGTGCGGCTAATACAATACCAGCAATGGAAATACGCCCGCCGACTTTCGACGGTTTTGAGCGCCCGGTCACCCTCTCAAAAGGGGTAAATCAAAATATTCGAAAGGACATGTCTATGAATCGCACGTCTATTGAAAAACTCCCGTCACTTACGCATAACCATCTTCCTGTCATGACAACAGAGCTGCTGGCTGATTTGTACGGAACAGAGCGCCAGCGTTTGACAAACAATTTCAATCGAAACAAAGAACGGTTTATAGAAGGTAAACATTTTTTCCTGATAGAAGGTGATGCGTTACGAGAGTTGAAGAACGAAAACTCTTTAAGAGTTTCTGTGAAAATTGCCCGTAACGTTCGCTCCCTCATCCTCTGGACAGAACGTGGCGCAGCCCGTCACGCCAAAATGCTCGAAACCGATCAGGCGTGGGAAGTGTTCGAAAAACTGGAAGACTGTTATTTCAACCAGAAACAGCCACCAGCGGCACAAAACACATCTATCGAAAATGATGGATGCGCATTACTGAGCCACTTCGATAAACACGGTCAGGTTGAGTTCACGGAAAAGGTACCCGCCGATGCGATGGTATGTACTCTGGAACGGTTTAAATTTTATCTGGAGCAACACGGGTGGATCGTTGCCCGTAAAGAGCAACTGGTGGAGCGGTTGATGCGGTTTTAAAAATTTTTTCCGAAAACTTTACGATCGTAAAAAGTTGAATATCCTGTTAAGAGTGGTTACTACGCCACACAGCTTAAACCCGCCGATGAGCGGGTTTTTTTATACCTGAAAAACGGCACAGGACGTTAAACGTGCTGGTGGTCAGATGAGTTTGCAGATGTGATGACATATGGTTATTATTCTGCCTCCGGCCCTTTAGCTCAGTTGGTCAGAGCGAGCGACTCATAATCGCCAGGTCGCTGGTTCAAGTCCAGCAAGGGCCACCAACCACCACTAGCTCATCCGGATAGAGCATCAACCTTCTAAGTTGACGGTGCGAGGTTCGAGTCCTCGGTGGTGGGCCAGCGCCGACTTAGCTCAGCAGGCAGAGCAACTGACTTGTAATCAGTAGGTCACCAGTTCGATTCCGGTAGTCGGCACCATATGCGGGCATCGTATAATGGCTATTACCTCAGCCTTCCAAGCTGATGATGCGGGTTCGATTCCCGCTGCCCGCTCCAGCGAGATTTGAGACGAAGGTTGTTATTTGCACTGACACAATATTGTGTGGGAATGTCTGACTCCTTACCATCTCCTGTTCTGTGATGTTGTTTTGTTGCAGTTCCAGTGCTCTTTTTTCAGCACCAGAATGGTGCATTGTCGGTCAGGTTACGTAGTGAACCTCTGGCAGGGGACTGATGATTCATCATTCTGGTGTTGTAAATATCTCTTCGGACAACTTACAAAATATTCTAAGCAAACCCCGGGAACACACTCTTAACTGCCTTGGCTGGCGGTTTTTTGTACAGCGCTCGGTATGTGTGAGCTGGAAATCAGATTTTGCATGGACTGGAATCATGCTGTTATTTAGGGGCGAAGAACTGGCTTTTTCTTCCGCCTTCTCACCAGTAACGATTAGAAAAATAATGAAATGCCCCCCTCCGGGGAGGAGGACCGTAGAAAAAAGGACCCGCCAGCAAAAACATTGGGGATGAACAGCTTTCGCTACTCAGATTGCTGGCGGGTAAAGTTCCTCATGAATTAAGAATGCTACGCGATCTTTTTTAATGGAAATGAAAATTATTGTCAATTAGTCGTGCGTGTTTTTTCATACAATATTGGTAAAGGTGATTCAGGCCATCAGAGTTTTGCTGATGGCCTTTTTTCTTTCCGATAGCACAGGTCTGTCGGGGGGCGGGATATGTATCAGATGGAAAAAATATCAACAGGCATTGCCTACGGCACCTCCGCCGGCAGTGCCGGCTACTGGTTTTTGCAGTGGTTGGATCAGGTCAGTCCATCACAGTGGGCTGCGATTGGTGTGCTGGGAAGTCTGCTTCTGGGGCTTCTGACTTATCTGACAAATCTGTATTTCAAAATAAGAGAAGACAAGCGTAAGGCTGCGAGAGGTGAATAATGTCGCCATCATTACGCAAGGCTGTTGCAGCTGCTATTGGTGGTGGGGCTGTTGCTATAGCATCTGTGTTAATCACTGGCCCAGGTGGTAACGATGGTCTGGAAGGTGTCAGCTACATACCATACAAAGATATCATTGGTGTATGGACTGTATGTCACGGACACACCGGAAAAGACATCATGCTCGGTAAAACGTATACCGAAGCAGAATGCAAAGCCCTCCTGAATAAAGACCTTGCCACTGTCGCCAGACAAATTAACCCGTACATCAAAGTCGATATACCGGAAACAACGCGCGGCGCTCTTTACTCGTTCGTTTACAACGTGGGCGCTGGCAATTTCAGAACATCGACGCTTCTTCGCAAAATAAACCAGGGCGATATCAAAGGCGCATGTGACCAGCTACGTCGCTGGACATATGCTGGCGGTAAGCAATGGAAAGGGCTGATGACCCGTCGTGAGATTGAGCGTGAAGTCTGTTTGTGGGGGCAGCAATGAGCAGAGTCACCGCGATTATCTCCGCTCTGGTTATCTGCATCATCGTCTGCCTGTCATGGGCTGTTAATCATTACCGTGATAACGCCATTACCTACAAAGAGCAGCGCGACAAAAACGCAAGAGAACTGAAGCTGGCGAACGCAACCATTACTGACATGCAGCAGAGACAGCGTGATGTTAATGCACTCGATGCTAAATACACGAAGGAGTTAGCTGATGCGAAAGCTGAAAATGAAACTCTGCGCGCTGATGTTGCCGCTGGTCGTCGTCGGTTGCACATCAAAGCAGTCTGTCAGTCAGTGCGTGAAGCCACCACCGCCTCCGGCGTGGATAATGCAACCAGCCCCCGACTGGCAGACACCGCTGAACGGGATTATTTCACCCTCAGAGAGCGGCTGATGACGATGCAGATGCAACTGGAAGGGGCACAGGAGTATATCCGCACTCAGTGCATTAAGTAGCCTTTTTATCGTGGTAAACATTTCGCAGGGTATGAGGTATTTATGCCATCACTAATCCCACGTGCCTGCCGTAAGCGTGGATGTGCAGGTACAACCACAGACAGTTCGGGTTACTGCGATAAACATCGCGGTGAAGGCTGGGTGCAGCACCAGCGCGGACTGAGCCGCCACCAGCGTGGCTATGGCTCAAAATGGACGGTGATTCGTGCCCGTATTCTGAAGCGCGATAAAGGTCTGTGTCAGTTGTGTCTGCGTGTCGGTGTGGTGAGCGAGGCGAAAACCGTCGACCACATCATCCCGAAAGCGCATGGCGGAACAGACGCAGACAGCAACCTGCAGAGTCTGTGCTGGCCCTGCCATAAAGCGAAAACAGCGCGCGAACGAATCCGGTGATAATTATTCTCACTTGTAGGGAGGGGCGGGGCAAATCCCTGTGACCTGACGTCTTCCGGACTGCCCGCCCCATCGTTTTTTTATACCCGCGAAAAATGAAATTTAACCAGGAGTGCCGCATATGGCTGGAACGGCGGGGCGTTCCGGGCGTCGCCCCAAGCCAACGGCGCGCAAGGCGCTGGCCGGAAACCCCGGCAAGCGAGCCCTGAACAAAGATGAACCTGTTTTTACGCCCATCAAAGGTGTTGAGCCACCAGAGTGGTTCGCTGAAGAAGATCTCCCTCTCGCCACGATCATGTGGCAACTGACAACCAAAGAACTCTGCGGTCAGGGCCTGCTGTGCGTGACTGACCTGGCGGTACTTGAGCGGTGGTGCGTGGCCTATGAGTTCTGGCGACGTGCCGTGAAAAATATTGCCATACAGGGCAACACCATCACCGGTGCAATGGGCGGCAGGGTCAAAAATCCGGAGCTGACCGCCAAAAAAGAACAGGAGTCCGAGATGAGCAGCACGGGGGCAATGCTCGGACTCGACCCCAGCAGCCGCCAGCGTCTGATTGGCCTGGCGGGGCAGAAGAAAGCCACTAACCCGTTTCTGAAAATTATCGAATCATGAGCCGGAAATCTTACCCCAACGTAAATGCTGCAAATCAGTATGCCCGGGATGTCGTGCGCGGAAAGATTGTTGCCTGCCAGTTTGTGATTCAGGCCTGCCAGCGCCATCTTGATGACCTGATGGCGGAAAAAAGTAAGTCGTTTCGTTACCGCTTCGACAAGGACCTGGCTGAACGGGCCGCGAAATTTATTCAGCTGTTGCCGCACACCAAGGGGGAGTGGGCATTCAAACGGATGCCCATCACGCTGGAGCCGTGGCAGCTATTTGTGATCTGCTGTGCGTTTGGCTGGGTCAATAAAGGCACCCGGTTGCGCCGCTTCCGGGAGGTGTACACCGAAATCCCCCGTAAGAACGGCAAATCAGCAATCTCTGCCGGTGTTGCCCTGTATTGTTTTGCCTGTGATAACGAGTTTGGCGCGGAAGTGTATTCCGGTGCCACGACAGAGAAACAGGCGTGGGAAGTCTTTCGCCCGGCGCGACTGATGTGTAAACGCACACCCATGCTGACGGAAGCGTTCGGGATTGAGGTTAACGCCTCAAACATGAACCGTCCGGAGGATGGCGCGCGGTTTGAACCGCTGATCGGCAACCCAGGTGATGGTTCATCACCCCACTGTGCCGTGGTTGATGAATATCACGAGCATGCCACCGATGCGCTTTATACCACAATGCTTACCGGGATGGGGGCGCGACGTCAGCCACTGATGTGGGCCATCACCACCGCCGGGTACAACATTGAGGGGCCGTGCTACGACAAGCGGCGGGAAGTCATCGAGATGCTCAACGGCTCGGTGCCTAACGATGAACTGTTCGGGATCATCTATACCGTTGATGAAGGTGACGACTGGACCGGCCCGCAGGTGCTGGAAAAAGCCAATCCAAATATTGGCGTGTCGGTTTATCGCGAATTTTTGTTAAGTCAGCAGCAGCGTGCGAAAAATAACGCCCGTCTGGCAAACGTCTTTAAAACAAAACACCTCAATATCTGGGTGTCGGCGCGTTCGGCGTATTTCAACTTGGTGAGCTGGCAGAGCTGCGAGGATAAATCACTGACCCTTGAGCAGTTCGAGGGGCAGCCGTGCATTCTGGCCTTTGACCTGGCGCGTAAGCTGGATATGAACAGCATGGCGCGACTTTATACCCGCGAGATTGACGGTAAAACGCATTACTACAGTGTGGCCCCGCGTTTCTGGGTACCGTATGACACGGTGTACAGCGTCGAGAAAAATGAAGATCGACGGACAGCCGAACGCTTTCAGAAATGGGTGGAAATGGGCGTTCTGACCGTTACCGATGGTGCGGAGGTGGATTATCGCTACATCCTCGAGGAGGCCAAAGCGGCGAACAAAATCAGCCCGGTCAGTGAGTCACCCATCGACCCCTTCGGGGCGACCGGGTTGTCACATGACCTTGCTGATGAAGACCTGAATCCCGTCACTATCGTCCAGAACTTCACCAATATGTCCGATCCGATGAAAGAGCTGGAAGCAGCGATTGAATCGGGACGTTTTCATCATGACGGCAATCCCATCATGACCTGGTGTATCGGCAACGTGGTCGGCAAAAACATGCCGGGTAACGATGATGTGGTGAAACCCGTCAAAGAGCAGGCGGAAAACAAAATCGATGGTGCAGTTGCGCTGATTATGGCGGTTGGCAGAGCCATGCTGTACGAGAAAGAAGACACGCTGTCTGACCACATTGAGTCCTACGGGATCCGCTCGCTTTAACTGAGGTAATTATGATCATGCTGATTCTCGCGCCTCTGGTGGGCGTGCTGGGTGCGCTTTTGCTGGCGTATGGTGCCTGGCTGATTTATCCCCCGGCGGGTTTTGTTGTTGCCGGGGCGCTGTGCCTGTTCTGGTCGTGGCTGGTGGCGCGATATCTCGACCGTACACGGCAGTCTGTCGGCGGAGGTAAATAGTGTTCTTTTCGGGATTATTTCAACGAAAAAGCGATGTGCCGGTGACCACGCCAGCAGAACTGCTGATGCTATCGGGCTGTCATACGACACCTATACCGGAAAGCGGATCAGTAGCCAGCGGGCCATGCGCCTGACGGCGGTCTATTCTTGCGTCAGGGTGCTGGCAGAGTCTGTTGGTATGCTGCCCTGCAGTCTCTACAAAATCAGCGGTACCCTGAAAACACGGGCGGTGGATGAACGACTGCATAAGTTGGTTTCGGCAAAACCTAATGGCTACATGACACCGCAGGAATTCTGGGAGCTGGTTATTGTCTGCCTGTGTCTACGGGGGAATTTTTACGCCTACAAGGTAAAGGCACTGGGAGAAGTGGTGGAGCTTCTTCCGATAGATCCGGGCTGTGTGGAACCGAAGCTGAACAGCCAGTGGCAGCCGGTTTATCAGGTGACGTTTCCGGATGGTTCCGTGGATGTGTTGACCCAGAATGAAATCTGGCATGTGCGCACCCTGACGCTGGATGGACTTGTCGGGCTGAATCCCATTGCGTATGCGCGTGAGGCCATTTCACTGGCAGCGGCAACCGAGGAGCACGGTGCCAGGTTGTTTAGTAATGGTGCGGTGACATCCGGTGTGTTGCGTACGGAACAAAAGCTCACGCCGGATGCTTACGAGCGTCTGAAGAAAGATTTTGAGGAGTGTCACACGGGGCTTGGCAATGCTCACCGCCCGATGATTCTGGAAATGGGGCTGGACTGGAAGTCGATGGCGCTGAACGCCGAGGACAGTCAGTTCCTGGAAACCCGCAAGTTTCAGCTGGAAGAAATCTGTCGTCTGTTCCGGGTGCCGTTGCACATGGTGCAGAACACCGATCGCGCCACCTTCAACAATATCGAAGAGCTGGGGCTGGGATTTATCAACTATTCACTGGTGCCGTATCTGACCCGCATCGAACAGCGGATCAACACCGGACTGGTACGAAAAAGTAAGCAGGGCGTTTATTACGCCAAATTTAACGCCGGGGCGTTACTGCGCGGGGATATGAAGTCCCGTTTTGAAGCCTACGCCACCGGGATCAACTGGGGAATTTACTCTTCCAATGACTGCCGCGACCTGGAAGATATGAATCCGCGTCCCGGTGGTGTAATGCCGATCAGTTAAGGATCAGTTGACCGATCCAGTGGCTGTGTAAGAATCCGGAAACGCTCACTTGTTTCCGGATTTTTTTATGCACATTG